GTATTTTTATACGACCTACCTTCGGGGTCTAAATTCTCATTCATAAGGAGTTTGATATTGTCCTTAGCTTCATCGGTCAGGAATGGAACATCCAAACTAACGATACTATTATTTATTTCGAAAAACTCTTCCCCTAATACTCCATGTTTAGTAACGCCGGTAATTAATTTGGTAACTAATTTGTTATTCTTATCTTGTTCAAACAATAGATTAGATTTATCTCTAATTTGTTGTAAAGTAAAGGGTTCCGTTCTTAGTTCGGGGAAAAGACTTAAAAGACTTTTTACACCCATACCTCTAATACCTGCGATGTTGTCCGACGCGTCACCACACATCATCTTAACTAACTTTACGTTTTCGATTAAGATTTCTTCGTGGTCATAAATAATAGTATCTCTTTGTTTGTACAACTTCCCGTGAGACGGGTTGTAGATTTGTGTGTTAGAAGAAACTAATTGTGTTAAATCACCATCAGATGAATATACGATTAATTTCTCATTTGGTGAGTTTTGAGTATAGTAAGCGATGGCGTCATCGGTCTCACAATACTCATATTCACCTTGTCTAACAAATAACTCCTCAAGGTATTGTTTAATACGTTCTCTCTGATAATTGTAGGAGCTTAACTCTTCTTCGGTTCTTATTCTTGATTTTCTATTTTCTTTGTAGTGACAATAGAGTTTCTTTCGGGTTTGGGAACCCTCATGACCATCCCAAAATACTACTATTTTATCTAAATGATATAATTCAAATGATTTTCTAAGGGTATTAATAAAATGGTATAGTCCACCAATATGATTTCCTTTATAGAAATAATTCTTAACACCATAGAACCCAATCGTAAGTAAATTGTCTCCGTCAACAAGTAAAACCGACATTTAATTTTTGTATTATAGATTACTCTTCTTCTGTTACAACTTTCACATCCTCGATGTCTGCAACACTGACACCTAATCTTTCACTGATATAATCACCCGACACTTTTTTATAGTCTTCGATTGATTTTTTCTCTTCAACATCATCTCTACCTGGCATAAATCCATGTGATGTTACCAAGATACGTCCATCTTCATATCCCAAACCATTTACGTGGTTCTTCATAATTGAGATTTTAGTTCTTGTAGCGATTTTAACTTTTCTCTTATCTTTAGTGATTGAGATTTTAGTTGTTCCCGCTCCTTTTTGGTTACCAAATAAGAATACTAATGTTGAGTTTAACCAAATGGCCTCTCCACCTTTTGCTTTAATTTTTGGTTGTCCGAAAGGATTGTCAGGTAACTCTACCCAAGGTTGATTAACAATTACTAATGTATTAGTATATGTGTTATCAGTTCTTCTTGAACCTGAAATACGTTGGTTCAATCCCATTCCTATTTTATCTGACAATACAGACGCGTTGTGTTGTTTACCACCTTTACCATCAAAAGTCATTTTACATGGAACAGAACCCACAGAATCCCATAAGAATAACATATCATGTGGTATGTCACCTTTCGATTGTGCGTCAAGTAATTCATTGATGTAATCTGTAATTTGTTCGATATATTGGAAGTTATTGTTGAAAAGGAAGAATCCGTCCCAATCAATTGACCCCGTTTCTGTATCTACTACTTGTTCACATTCAAATCCCATTAATTTAGCGTGTGGGAAATCCCATTTCTGTTCTGTGATGATAAAGACCGGAAGAATTCCTTTCTTTTGTGCATCTACAGCTGTTTTTACTAATGCGGTTGTTTTACCTGTGTCTGAATGGCCAAGTAACATGTTTATATGTCCCATTGCCGGTCCTGGTAATCCTGTAGCCTCTAAGAACGCATTTCCTAAATCAAAGAACCTTTCGGCCTTGAAGGAAGCTTCTTTTGAGAACTTTTTCTTTAACGCTGAAAAATCGTTCTTTTTTATACCTGCCATGTTGTTTGTTTTAAAAAAGTGGCCCCGTCAAAATAACGGGACCCCTATGTGAATTAATTAGAATGGTAAATCTTCGTCTACCTCTTCATCTACCTGTGGGTCAACCGCCGGTACTGAAGGTGTTTGTGTTTTTGCTCCTCCGAAGGTTTCCTCTCCTGAAGTTGTTGATACATACTTCTTAAGGTCGTTATCCCAACGTGGTGCCTCTCCTCTTGCTACTAACTCAAGATAGTCTTCACCTTTCTTAGAGTATACATCTGACCAAGTTAACTCATCGTTAACCCACTTGTCTGAAACATCAGCATCAGTGTGTAATGGTCCAATGTCTTCAGGGATTACTGAATTAATAGTTGTGTATTCTTTTCCTGTTCCCGCTTTACTTAAAGCTAAAGAAAGAATTAAATCACGACCGTTTTCTGCGTTAGTGATATCACCTTTGTTACGGAAAATAGGGAATACCTTGTCCATAATACCATCACCTTTGTGATTGTGTTTAAATCTCCAAAATTTCACACCATCTTGTTCGTTATCACGGTCGATAACCTTTACGATGTAAAATTTACGAGAACGATATGTTCTTGCTAATTCTCTGTCCGATTCTACACCCGTCATCATTAAACTGTCACATACTTCGTTTAATGGTGAACGTTTTCCTTCTTGTTTTGGGTCGTACAATTTAACCCACTTACCGTCTACCTGTACTTCGTGGAAATACACCTCAGTAAAGGGTGATGAACCATCTTTAGTCGGTAAAATACGGATACGTCTTTCTTCACCTTTTGAACCTTTTGGTAAAATAGTTGTGAAATAACGTTTCATTCTATCCTCTTGGGATACCTTGTTTGCATTGCCACCTGTGGCGTTGTTTTTGTTCTTCTCGTACTGTGCTAGTACTGCATCAAATGTTGACATGTTTCTAAATTTAAATTAATTGATTTGTTTATACTAAAATATACATAAAAAAACCCAGACTTCAAAATCTGGGTTAAACTATTTTTAATATATTTTTATTTACCATCTATGGTGTCGGTTCCCAACTAATGATATAATCATCATTTGTTCCGTTAAATGAATTTTGTGGTGTAACATTATAACCGTAAGTATTTCTTAATACTCCAACCATTGAATCGTCAATAAATTGATTAGGTACAAATATACGATATAATCCTTGAGATGTTGCACCTGTCACCATATTATTTATGTAAGATAATGATGTTCTAGTTAAAGTTGAACCTGTTGTTGCTGCTGAACCTGATATCATATTATATTATAATTTTATTCTAAAGTTAAAAGATAACTTAATTTATTAATTTCTCCCAACATTTCATCTCTGATGTTCAATAAGTCAGTATCCTTATCCGTTAAATCTGAACTCATGTCTAAAAGTTTACCCTTTATAGTTTTAATAAAAAGACTTAATTCCAATTCAGTAATGTTTTGAAGTTTAAGTGTTTTTTCATTTTCACTAAAAGAGAATCTACCATACTTACCCATTGCCGTTTCCGTAAAGGTATCAATTAAATCTCCTAATGCATCATAAACTCCTCCAAATGCATTGTGTCTAGCAAAACCTTTAGTTTGCCAATGTAAAATTTTAAATTGTATTTGTGCTTCTAAAAGAAACTGAACGTTAGTACTGAGCTGCATTGTCTAAATCTGGATTAAATGATTTCATTATTTGGTCTTTACCGTAGTTTTCAACCTCATCCTTAGTTAGTACGTATTCATTTTTACCACTTTGTCTCATTTCACCTTGTTTGTGAGCAAAAAATTCTTGTGGTTTTTCGTTAAATGGATATGAATCTAAAGAACGCATGTTAAGTTTCTCTTCAGGTGTTTTAGGTTTAACTTGTTGAATCAATGAACCTAATTCATCAATTTTAGCAAGTACCGTATCCATTTCACCTAATTTACCTTCTAATTCTGATAATTTAGAGAATACACTATCCATCTTTTGGATTGCACCATTACTTTCGTCTTTTGATGCGTCCATTTGTTTTTTAATACTTTTAGTCATATTAACTAAATCAGTGATGTCAATTTCTTCAGTTGAGTCACCTTCTGCACTTGGGTCAGCGGGTGCTCCCATGTCTTCTCCCGGTGCTGGTTCAGGTATACCACCTAAAGCAGGGTCTGCCGGAGGTACTTCACCACCTAAAGCGGGGTCAACAGGTGCTTCACCACCTAATGCTGGGTCTGCAGGAGGTACTTCTCCACCTAAAGCTGGGTCCACAGGAACTTCTTGTTCCATAATCATCGTGGTACCATATTTGTTGATTGCTTTATAACGCATCAACTCTTCGTGTAATTTGTTTTCTAACATAATTTTAGTCTTGTAATAATTGTCTACCGTCTTCGGTAATATACTTTTTATTGATTCTTTCTACAATCCCGTCTTTTGACCTAATCACATAACATTCACCAGTGACCATGTCACATTCTTCTCTTTCCATTCCATCGTTAGATACGTTTTTAACGTTCTTTGGTGAAAGGAATTTATCCATGGTGTCATTTAATCTATTATCATCCATAATATTGTTTTTATAAGTATAAATATCTATAGTTTTGTTAATCTACTCAGTCATTTTGAAATAAACCACATCCCCATCGAATAATTTTAATTTATCAAGTAACGCTTTTGACATTCCAATCCCATATCCATCTATTGCAGGTCCAACATTAACCGGACCCTCATATGTTTTATTCACACTACTAATATTAGTTTTTAGTTTGTGTCTGACATTTTTTTCAGGATTTAAAAATTCCGTAACCTTAAATTTACCAACTACAGAATCTGGTGTTGCTTTACCAACATTAAATTTAGTTGAGTAGTACATTTGTTTATTATCCTTAATATCTGACCATTTTAGAATTATAGGTGTATCGATACCCTTATTTAATTTGGATATGTAATTCATATTCAACTCATTATCAATTGGATAATTTTTACCACCCATTTGAACAACATTAGCACGTAACCATTCTTCCTTATCGTAGGTGATTAATTGAATATATTTTTCACCATCTTTACCATTATATGGAATACCGTATTCATTATGATTTGTTTGGTTAACTAAGGTTTCTCCTTTAATTACTTTACTACCGATATCAATAGTAAATGTACCTTCATCATTTTGTATTACTTTTTCAGTTCCTTTAGCGTTTTTAAGTTGTTGTGCTTCTGAATTAGTTCTAACCACCGCTTTCTTAACCATTTTATCAAAAAGTGCTCGATAACTCGCCAAAAACGAATCTTTAGGGTCAGGTAATGATTGAATCGGAACTCTAGTACCTTTAAATGTCGTTTCAATGTTTCCAATACTAATTGAGTGGTTTACTTCAGTAATCCAATATGAACCTCTAAACAATGGTATATTTTTTAAATAAAAATACATTGTTGGTTGTATCATAACATTACCTAACGATGTCACATCACATGTATATGACGACTGTCTGTAGATATCAAATAAACCGATATCAATTTGTGCAGTACTTGAACCTGTTTCTTGTTGTCCAAGTCTCTCCATTACCTTAAATGATTCAGATGTATTTTTAATACTACTTTGGTCTAACTGTACCGATTTAAACATCGATTGGTTTTGGTCACCGAAACTAACTTCAAATGCCACCACTTTATTTGATTTGGAGAAATCGGTATTAAGGAACGCATCGTTAGCAACTAATACGGGATTGTTATTAGGGTCCCCAACATTGAAACTATCGTCCTTGTATTTGTATTTTTTACTAATGTCAGATAACTCCAAGTGTTTTGAAGTTGGTCCAATATATTGTAATATTATTTTTGGTGATGACTCTTGGTAATCAACCTCTAAGAATGTACCAAATAAACTTTCAGCAACTTTTTTAGTTGGTGCTATTTTCTTTTTGTTTGTAAAGTTAGTTCCGTAAAAATTTACATAAGCTGGAAGTGCTCTCATGTCAAAACCTGTGTCTTGGATTAACATAGACAACGCACTATATAAATTTATTCTACCGTTCTTACTGTTAGTTAATCCAACAAGTCTTTCCATATCTAAGAAAACCTTATCTCCAATGTCTTTGTTTGCTTTATCGATAAATAAAAATTCTTCTAATAAACCTCTTTGACCGATTGAATTACCTGCAACCCACTTATCATTAAAGGATTTAAAATAATTATACAATTCAAGTTTTATTGGGTCATCATTATATCCATTAACTATGTTTAATGATTGTACTCCCTTTTTAATTTCAAGTTCTTTAGATTGTATTTTCTTTATTACTGCAGTTAAAAATAAAGTTAACCTATCGGTCATGGTACTAACTTTAGTAACACCATCTTTCGGTCCACTTATTAAATTAGTGTTTAAGTAATTAATAAATGCCGATTTTGGTGGATATACAAATAAAGAGTAGGAAATATCGGTAGGGTTTGTCTTAATGTGTTTATTTTTTAATGTTTTAAGATACCCCGCGTAAATGTAAATGATTGACCTAAATTGTTTAATGTTATCCTCGTTAAGTTCTACATTGTTATACACAAAAAAATCTAAATAATGTCCATCTATATCTTCACCTAAAAATAATTTAATATTATCTAAGTTGTCAGAAACCTGAGATGCACGAAATTCATTTACCGAAAAAGTCTTATTATCAATACCTGTAAATCCACCTAATACATAATTGTTAACTTCTCTTGGGTTACCTATCGTTAAACTAATTAAATTACCAGTTGATAAGATGTCATCAGTTATATGTTTTAAATTATCATTTTGATTGGTAATAATTAAAGGTATTAAAGTATCAATCTCCGTTGGGTCGTTTACTCCCTTTTTAACTGAAACCATTTCTTTAAGTAAATCTTGAAATTTACTATATTTTACATCGTATGGTTTATATGTGATTTCTTCATTTAATTTAGCACCGGCAAAATCTAGAAACGCATCCTCAAACATATCTAAAATGTCCGACTTGAATACCGCAATTAAATCTATAATTTTTTTATAATTTGAACTGATTGAATATTTGTTCGTGATTGTCTTATGATATTGACTATATGATGGTAAAGTTTGTCCACTATAATTTATTGGTCCTTCACCCATTGGTAATGAGTCAACTCCCCATAACGTTCTAAAATTATCTTGTTTCTCGAAACTTGGTAGTTCTCCGTAAAGATATCTTCTTCCATTACTTGGTAATAGTGTGTATCTAGTATCTTTAGTTGTGAATTTTGAGTTATCAACAAATGATGTCCATCTTCTTCCTCCTGTTATGGGTTGACCCTCAAGGTAAAGTACCTTATTGGTTATTGCTCCACTATAACTTGTTGCACCTGTAACTTGGTTGTAAAAAGTATATCCATTTACAATTTGATGAAATACGGAATGATAAAATGGATAAACACCATAATCATTTGTATTTGTATCACCCGTTATTGAGTTAGTATATGTATAGGTTCTATTTTGACTCGCATCGTAAAATTGTGGTATGTTAACAGAATCGGTAACACCACTAATAATGTCAAATCCCTCATTAATATATTTTTTATATCTATGATAAATTGAACCCCACTTTAAAATTAAGTGATAAGGTATGTGATGTGTTGCACCAACCTCTTTAAATAATGTTGATAGTCTTACCTCATTTATTGTTGATTTTGTTCCCTCCTTTGCTAAATCGTTAGGTACCGTTTTTTCATCTAAATCAATAAACGGTAATGAATTTAACAAAAGATATGCAGAACCAACGTACTTTTCGTTAATTGTACTCTTGGTAAAGTCTTTATAAAGTTGTTTGTGAAAATATGGAGTGTTTAAAATATGTTTAGAAATTGTATTACCTGAAATATCTTGAAAATCCATTGTTTGTGTGAATAGATTTTCTTGGTAGTCTTTTTTAACCCACATTTTTGTATTAACTGCAGAAGTAATAAACGCCTCAATGGTGTTTACTTTCAACATGTTATTTAAAAGTAATTCACTGTCTTTATATTCAGTAATATTAAGATACGATAAGTAAGTTGATGAATTAAATGGGTATAACGATAATCTATATGTTTCGGGTTTGTAATTACTCAAATCATACGATAGTTTACCATATTGACCATCGAAGTTTAAATTTCTAGTATTCGGTACGTATTTTTGTATAGTAAAATCTTGAGATATCGCATCTTTAATGTAACTAACTGTTGGTAATTGGTCTTGATAATACGGCCACCTATCAAATGCTGACAAACCTTTCATGTATGTTATTAGACTTGAAACGTCCTTAATGTTACTTTTTAATATATCGACAATATCGTAGTCTGATTCTATTTGTGCTTTAAGATTTTTAAATTCTAAATCGGCCAATTCTTGTATTGTTTCATCACTAAAGGCATTAAACGATGTGGTATATTTTGCTCTTTCATAAATCTCATATAAAATTGAAGATATTGACTTATCAAAATATGGAACATAAGATGTTAAATAAGTTAAAGTACTAATATCTGTTTTACTATTTATATCGGAATTAGTTTCAAATATAAAATTAATATTGTCAAGGTTTCCTTCTTTATTAGCTAAGTTGTCCGATTTTTTCGTCGATACTTGATAGTAATTTTCAACAAAGTCAACTTCAGGCCATAGATTTCTATCGTTAGATTGTAATTTTCCAACCATGTCCTTGCTTCCGGGATATACTAATACTGAATTTTTACCTCCCGATGTTTGTTTTTTAATTTCAGGCCAAGGATAAATGTTATCCCCGTCACTATCCGTTGACATATTTTTTAATATTTTCTTTCTAACAACCGACGCCTCAAATGCCTTGTGATGAACATCTTTTAATAATCTAATATAAGCGTCCGCGTTTGCTAAAATAACTCCAACTATATTTCTAATTGTTGGTTCAAATCCTATTCCAAGAGTTTTATCTCTAACAATAGCATTCATTTTACTTTCGATACTATTTTCTAATTTAATTCTTTGTTCCGTAAAATCTCGTTGACAGTCGTAAAGTAATTCCAAGTAATCCTCGATATTAACCCCAACTTTTTCTCTAACTCTATAAAAATTTTTTACATTTTTCATTGCGTTAAAAGAAACGGGATGAATGTCAAAATCTAATTTTCGTAATAATGTTTTATCTCTATTTTGACCGAACGCATTATTTTGGTCTAATCTATCTACGTAATTTTTAACGATTGTTTCTAATGAGCCAGGAGATGTGTTTCCAGTTATTGTAGTTAACTCTGTCTTTTTTTCGGATAACTCATACCATTTTTTAAAGTAACTCGTACCATCTGATTTTTTAGATGGTAAATCATCTGATTCATAAACGGGAGATAAGTGTTTACCTTTCCAAGCAATTATTGAATTTTCAAATTCTTGTATTAAATCTTCAAATCCTTTTACTGCCGATAACACCTTATGGTCAATTATTTTTGAAAATAATTCTTTTTCTAATATTTGATTTAATCTTCCGGCAATGGTAACCACCTCTCTTAGTGTTCTTGTTGGAAAATCTTTAGGTAATAAACCCTTATTAATATACTCTTGGTATACCGATTTTAAAATACTATATCCTTTAGTTGTCTTATGAATTGTCTTATCATTTAATCCCGTGTTTCCATTAAACTTAGTTGTGACATCAGATTCAGTAAGAAACATATATGGTGCGTCTAAAATACCTTCTAATGGTATATCCGATAAGTAAGCGTGTGTTGAACCAATAAATGTGGTATCTATTTCAAAATTACCATTTGTTGGGTTATATCTCGAATTGAATTTCGTTAAATGTAATCTATATCTAATCGCCTTACCATAAAACCCCTTCACCGTTAAATAAAATATCGGCCAAGGTAGGTGAAAAAAAGCTTGATATGGTGAATTTTCGGGAGATTCAAATAATGTTTTACCTCTTACGTCCACAAATTTTATAGTTACTCTTGGTACTGCATTTGCTCCTGTTATTTGTATTTGAACACCGGTCATACCAAACCCTTGTCCCGATGTGTCGGATTGCATAAATTCACCAGTACCTTTCTGTGTGGTTTTACCATCTTCACCTTTTACTTTTACAGTTTTTTCAGTAACTTCAGTATATGTGTTTGTCCATGATGAATCGAAATCTTCTCCATTGTTACTTAACATGTTAAAAGTTCCCTTAGCAATTGATGTTAAAGTATTTCTATCATTTCCCGAAACAAGTATTGAACGTGGTATTAAATCGGCTTCCAAATTTACATACATAACCAAATTCTCTGGTCGTATTTCTCTTGGAATTGCTTCACCATTTGACACAACAGTATTTGGGTCAACAAACATTAAATTGTTTTGGTCAACCTTAATTAATATATCATTAGTACCTTTTAAATTATTATTCCCCATAATATAGTTTATACAATTCTATGTTTTTTCTATAATCCTGTAAGGATGGAATAAGTGGAAACGGTATTCTCATCACAAAGTTGTTCGGTATGTCAAATTCAATTCCACCGGCAGTTGGATTCGCCTGTAAAATTAACCAACCAAATAACGGTGTATCATAATATTCTTGTGACATCTTATCCAATCTATCTTTATTTTTTTTAAATTGAACATACTTGTCCGTTGACTTAATTGGTAATTCAATCCCCGGTACAACTTTAAAATTGCCGTCTTCTAAAAAATATTGATATCTATCTAAGTATTGACTATTCATTATCTAACGTAATTTAAGGTATCGGTTGTTTTCACCTTTCCAGTTGTGTTTACCTTTACTAATTGTTCCTTTTGGGTATCATTAAATGTAAAGGTTTCATTTGATATAAGGAATGAAACTTTATTATTATCTTTCTTTATTGGGTATTTTTTTACTTTTAGGTCTTTTTCTTTAGGATTAACCATGAATTTATTTAGTCGTTTTTCAATATCTTCTAAAATTCTTTTAGTGAATATAGTTTCGTCTTTAGTGTACAATGATTTTATATCCTGTACTGAATCCTTTAATAATATTGCTAAAAAATCTTCCATGTCTGTGGTACTCATAGATGAAGTACTATCAAACACATACGATTCGTCTAGGTCTTCACTATACTTACCTTGTTTATCTTTAATAAACTTTATGTTGTTACTATATTTTGAATATAACTTATCATAAGTGTATCCCGATAATTCAGCACCGACTGGTAAGTCTTTTACTATCTTACCATCGTGTCCTGTTTCAATAACAAAATTCAATTTATCTAAAGTCAACACCAATGAATTTCTACTTTTTTCAATATCTAACAATGAATTGTTTTTTGAGAATCCATCAATTATCTCACCGACTTTTTTAACGATATATGGTTTTAATATTTCCTCCGATTTTTTCTCAACGGGGGTTGACATATCTTTATTTAATTTAAACATTTCAGTCATGTTCTCTGATTCAATTTTACTAATCAGTATTTGTTTAAAGTCGTTTGATAAAACAGATAGTTCTTTGTTTTTATTATAATCACCAAACAATTCAATAGTTTCGGTTCCGGCACCTGTTTGAACTGTGTAATTTTTTATTGTTCTATATGTTGGGGATAAAAACATTGTAGATAATTTATCTCCATATTGTTTAATAATATTATTGTATCCTTTAATATACGTGTCGGTGTAATTTTTAGTATCCTTATAAACATCATCAATTAATTTATCATAACTAATTGTTTTTTCCGACACTTCACCAATATACTTTCCTTCCGTTACTTTATTTGTTTGTGTTAAGGCATCTTTTTCATCTGGTTTAACTTCAGTTGGTTTAGATAAATTTAACGTTTGTAAAAACTGTTTTGTAAATTTAGTTCTATCTTCTGTCGCTGTTGCTCTGTGGTCATAAACCTCAGTATTTGCATAAAAATTAGATGATAGTGCGTTCTGTAACCTTTCGACAGGTTTCTCCATACCTTGACCACCTATGAAACTAACACTTAGAGTTGCTGTTGCAATCATTGGTTGTACACCAATTCCTTCGGGATTTAAATCCCATGTTCCTTCATCAAAACTAAAATTGACATCTCTAATAATAATTTTAGAGTGCCAAAAATCACCAACCCTAAGAACACATATAGGTGGTGGACCAAACGTTGTATTTCTTGCGTTAATGTCACTCTCATCTGAAATACCTTTAATTGGTATAGTATCTCCAGGTCTAATACATTGTTGTAAGAATGTTAAACGTGAATTTAATCCTTCAGGTGTTGTTGAGTGGAAACCTGGATGGAAATATCTTAATTTCTCTTTTAATGAATTAAATTGTACCGGAGAATCTTCTTCTAATATTTTAAAATAATGACACTCAGAAAGTACCTTCATTATAATTTTCTTAAGAGGGTCGATATTTGGTTTTCTATTTTTTACATCTGGTTTCTCTTCGTATGGTACCAATCTTGTTTTTGGTATTTCAGTAATACTTGGCGGTGGTGTCGTTGCCGGAGTGTCTGGTGGTTTAACTTTATATTCAACACCAAACGTCGTTTCTCTACACCAAAATGTTATTGGTGCAGTTCTTTTTAAGTCAGATGAAGTTGTAACTAATTTATTATCACTACAATCGACATTTTTGTGACTACCAATATCCCCACTCGTTAATTGTTCTCCGATGTTTCCAACATATTCAATTATAAATTTACCATCATTTCCTTCATAACCCAAATCCTTTAATAAAATTTCAATTGGGGCACTTTCAACAGACTGTTTAGTTGAAGAGGTTACTGTATTTTTCCATTTTATTTTATCTGAAGCTTCCTTTGCTTTACCACTATCTTTAGATATTTTATCCAACATATCTTTTATAATACTAAAACTTCTTCTATATGCTAATTTAACATTATAATTGTCATCCGCAACTGCTGAAGTGGTTGATGCTAATTTAACTCTAACCTCTTTCACTGTTTTATCATCTAATCCCTTTTTTAATTCAGTGTAATCTGTATCTAATTTTGTTTTATTAGTTACTAATTCCGAAAAGGCATCGTCAATTTGTTTTTCAATTTCAACCTTTAATGCCGGTACATCACCAATTGCAGGTTTAGTATTACTATCCTTACCAAATAAAATTTTATAATCTTTTTTAGATTTAGGTCCCCATGTTCCTTCAACCAATAATGTATCTAATCCTTGGTTTAATTGTTTTTTATATTCTCCATCCTTTAATTGTATATAATGGTCATATTCCGCTTGATAACTTGTGTCGGAATAAAGGTCACCCCTTGTACTTCCTTTTGATGGGTAGTCATTTACGAAATATAATGTAGTTTTAAATTTTTTAGTAACTGTTTTGTTTGGGTCAGTATTTGGTACCGCAGTTCCACTACCTTCCGAACCTGGAGTTTGAACGGGGTCAGTAACACTTGTAAATTGAGTAATTGTTTCGGGGTCATTATTACCGTTCAAGAACGCTTGAATGGTTGTTATATCTGTTTGACTTAATGTTGAATACTTTCTAATTAAATCATAAAAATCAACGTCATGACAACCCGCAAAAAATGCATTAATGTAATTTTCAGATTCTTCATCTGACATACCTTTAAAATGTTCTCTAACTAAAAGGTTTAACACACTTGGGTGGTCAACCACAATTTTAAAACTAATTTGTCCGGTTCTCTCTGTATTTTGATATGTATAAACGGGTTCTGGTCTACCTAAAAAATTATTAGTTTCCCATTTTGCACTATTATTTTCACTAATTTTTAAATCATATGGAGGAAACCACATAACACGTCCCCCATTTGGTCCTCTTTCACAATATGGTAAGTCGTTATATGTGAATCCATTTGCGTTTGATGTTTTCCACGCTAAGTTTTCAATGGAGAACATATATTTTTTTGCATAAAAACCATCACCCTTACCTTTTACAATGTTGGATTCAGGACCAAAGTCCTTATTTCCATTTGACATTGGTGCGATGTTCAAATTCCATGGTTTAGATAAAACACTACTATCGTATTTTCTAATAAGACCTGTTCTCTTCATGGTGTCTGAATTGTTCATATAAGACCTATCCTTGGTCCAAACTCTACAATACTCAATACCACCTTCCTCTTTGGTGAACTTGTCAATATACTTAACTGCAGACCCTCTGGACATCATTGTATCGCCCTCTTTGAAGATTCTACTTGTTTGGTCTATAACATTTGCTACGTGTGAACGAGCGGCAGCACCATTTGTTGGCATCGAATCAAGAATATCTTGTGTCGTGTCCATAATGGAACCATTTCTAAAACTATAATTTGTGGATAGTCCTTGAGTAAATTGTGATTTCTCACTTGCATACTCTTTATTATTCGTACCTAATTTATTTCTTGAAGAACGACTAATCCATGTTAATTTTCCACCGATACCACCACCTTCAGATAAGTTTCGTTGTCTTTCAAATAATCCTGCTTGAATTGGGTCAAACATTACACTAAGGTAATAACTACTTCTTACGGGTCTATCATTAAAGTCACCCATCGCGTATTTTACGTCGTCACTTCTATCATCACCAATGTAAGCGTATTTAATTGGAGCTTCTAATCCAACTAAACTTTTTACACCCTGAGCTAAACTATCAATAAAACTAAATAACTTAGATGAATTTTGTGACCTTGCGGTTGTTGTATAGTTTGGTCCGTATTTTGAATACGATATATTATCGAATAATGCAACCTTTTGACCTGACCCCAAATATTCAATCATCAAATCTGATGGTTTTCTTGAAACTTTTGGTCTTCTGTTTACACCAATTAATGAACCTAACGCACCTGTAACATCTTGAAATATTCTACCTAATTCTGTTTTTGCTTCAGGTCTATAATTTATAGGGTTTCTAGGGTTTGATAAATAATCACCAGGTATTTCTGACCATGGAAATTCGACACCCGCAACCGTTTGAATGAAATCTATTGCTTTACCCGGTAGAGTTTTTGCAACTGTAATTTTTGTGTTACCCTCAATAAGTGGTTCTCTACCTGTAATAATATTAATGGCTGTTGTTGTATTACCTTGTAACGCATCGATAAGTCTTACTCGACCAACAGTTGCGGCATATAGGTTTTGTTGTATTCTAGCCAATAATGGACCTTGTGGGTCGGTTTTAATATATGATGACGCAAATTTGAATAATTCAGATTCGTTATCATAATTTGATGTGGACAATATTCCAATAATATTGTGGTTCTGTCCTCTTTCAAAATATGGATATAAACTTAAGTTTGCTCTTCTTGGTAATGTATTAATACCGTCTCTAACTGAATATTGTAATGGTTTGAATATGTTACCATTTTGTGTGTTAACCAAATATTGTGGTAGATTGTTCTCAACTGTCCCCGGGTCAACATTTGACATGTTACTTAAAGATTGAACTGCGTAATTCGACGAACTAAAAGTTTGAGGTCCATTAGGGGATTGGAGAGTCTTACCCAAAATGTAATCTCTGAAGTTTTTTGTGGTATCGAAATCTAAGTAACTTGGCATCTTATTCTTTTATATGATAAATAGGTGTTTATTAAATTTTTACCTTTAAGGTTTAAGGTACGAACGGTCTTCTTGAGACATAAAGTAATTATCTTTAAACATTTCCCTCATAATAGGGTCCATAATTGTGGTATCAGCTTTAAATGTGTGTACAACTTCAGATTTTGTTGCCTTATTTTCAGTTGTTGTCTCCTTCTTAGTTTCCTCCTTTTTATTTTCTTCTTTAACGTTAATTGGTTCTTGTTTTCCACTAACATTAGTTTTTGTTTTTGTATCTTTAGCACTTGAGAATACATCAGTTGCAATTGTTCTAATTACATTTGCAGCATCTTCTGTTCCTTTTGCAACTTTATTTGCTATGTCTCTTGATTCCGTTGCTATTTTATATGGGTCAAACCCTAATGATTTCACTAAACTATCTCCAAGTTTTCCTGATTCCACCCTTGCCTTTGCTGCGATAAACGAAACATCACGATTAATGTTTTCAATTGCACTTACTTGTTTTGTTGCAATCTCCTCGGCTGACATTTTTTTAAATGCCTCTCTTTGATTCAGTAAAATATCTTTTTGTGCTCCACTCATTGATTCTAACGCAACTGTACTACCACCTAATTGTGCTTGTAGACTTTTGGGAACTTCGATTACCATCTTACCATCTTTCATTTGTGACATGTTAGTAAGAAATTCTCTATCGTCCTCTTCCATCACTAACCCTGTAGACATTAATTCACTAGCCGCTGACATTCTTTGTGCCGAATTTACTGCTAAATCTGCTAATTGTTTAAAATCTTGACCTGTGGCACCTGCAATAGCTCTTACTTGTCTTAAGTTAGCACCGGTAACCTCAAATCTACCGGTTGATTGGTTAAACGTCGCTAATCCTTTTACTGTACCCGCTAATGCGTCTTGTAGACCGTTCATATCATTAGTTGTCATGTACATTAACTTAAGTGGGTCATTCATTGCTCCGTAAGCCCCACCAACCGCCGATAATTGTGCTGCCAATTCCATTGCTCCTTCAGGTTCAAACGCTTTATCTGCTAATGCGGTAACCATTGAGAAATCCATTTTTAATGACTGTGCCTTTTGAGCCATTTTCGTTAAACCTTCGATACCATTTTTAAATCCATATTGATTTAATAATCCAATATTCTGACCAACTCTTGTGATTGTTTCTTTTGAATTTAATCCTAACGTAAGTGAACTCTTACTTGCATCTTGAATATACTCCATAGTGTCTTTAACACCCATTGATACTCTTTGAAAATCGTTAGCCATTTGTGCAGCACCTGACATCCCACCTTCAACAAATTTACTTGACAATTCCATTTCTCGGATTGTTTCAGCATTAACTAACCTAAATCTACCGGAATTAGCAACTAAATTACTCATCGTCATTGATAAGTCTTGGAATGATATACCTAATCTTTGAGCATCAGGATAAGCTTCAGTAATTTCTTCTCTAAACGCTTTAGATAATTCTCCGGTCATCATTGTTCCCGAATTTATATCTTGTAATAAAGCGTTTTGTTGTTTGTAATTATCTACAATTCCATCACCAATTTTAGATATTGCATCTTTTGCGATGTCACCTAGTGATTTTAATTTATTATTTGCATCAAATAACATATTAATGGAACTTTCAATTGTTGCGTTTTCACTACCAGAACCGTAATCTATTCCTGATTGACTTTTTAAACCTTTTCTTACTGATTCTAATATACCTTGTGGGGCAGTTGCCGACGCAGCACCTGCAACTGTTGATGTACTTGATGTTTGATTTGACGCCGCGGTATTATCTGTAGTCCTATAAAAATTATATGCAGCAGAAATATCCGCCACTTTCGTGTTCGGATATACCTTTAGATATTCGTTAAAAAATTCGGTCTGTTTTCCCGATTTAGCGAGTTGGGATAATTTATCGTTCATACCTTATAAATAGATTGTTAATTGTTTCCACTTTCAATTTCTATCAAGTATTGTACGTAATATCGTCTCACATATACAGGCATTGAAATAATATCTGAATATGAAAATCCTCTTTTTACTAAATATAGTATCTCATCGAGCTGACCTTTCCTATAATCCGTAGAAAGGGCGAAAAAACTCAACCCCGAATCCAACTTCAACTTGGACTATATCTCCTGACGGGGTGGTTACATTTTTAGTCAAATCTAATCCAGGTTTAATATCTGAAACAAATTTTCTAAAATCTTGGGAATCTTTTATTGGTAAACGGTCAATTAGGTTTCGAACTTCCATTTGGTTTCTATTACCTCCTATTGATTTAATCATCATTTCAAGTTTTTTGGTAACTACGGGTGCTACACCATTACCATTCCAACTGTCTTTGATTTTTTGTAGTTCATCTTCCTGTTTTTGTGTTAAGAAAGTAAATGTAACGTCAACTTTACTTTTTTCAAAGTAATAAGGGTATTCGTTATTTGTGTCTGCGACTAATTTAAATTCTTTAATTGGTACATTTGATAAATCAACAACCGTTGTAAATTGTTCATTAGTTTTTGGGTCGGTAATTGACATATTATATTCGGAACCGAAAGCAGTATTTCTTAAAAAGATTAAAATTGCTTGTCTATCCTCTTCTACAATATCATCAAATTTTAAATCATGGTCTAATACTTTTCTGTTAATTAATTCATTAACGACAGTGTTTGTTGCAATTAAATTTGGTGATGCTAATATATTTTCATCTGCGGCTGTTAGATAAGCCACCTTTACGGATTTTTTACCGTTTTGGTAATGTATACCTCGACTTGGTAATTCTACCACATCATAGGCAATCGTTGGGTCTATTCTTAATTCTTCCATAGTATAAGTTTACACTATAACTATGTAAAAGTAAAGATTATCGTAAAAATAAAAACCCATTAACTTATTAGACAGATTTACCTTAATAGTTAATGGGTTTTCAATATGTAAATTGTGAATATTAGTATACTTGAATACATCTATCCATTCTCAATGAAGCATCAATTGTTGCTAAATCATCTTGTGAATAGTTCAAATCACCGAAGTTCAAACTTGTTAAGAAACAACCTTGAAGTATCCATTTTTCAACGACAACTCCTGTTGGGTCTAACATCTCAAGTTCAACGTCCTTCTTGTAACCTGCAGCATATCCCATACGACCTGTAACTGATTCTGCGTGTAAACGGAACCACTCCATAAGTGCTTGAGACGCTGAAGGACCAATTGGGTCTTTGAACGTTACTTTTATCTCTTCCCAATCAAAACGACCTGCAACGTAAGTTGAAGTGTTCAAGAAAGGAATTTCTACAGATTTAATCTTCGCACTTGGACGAGCTGTTGAAGTCACGTACCATTCGTTGATACCCAATGATGAAGGGAATCTTAGAATAAATCTATTTTTACGTTTCGGTTCATAAGGAACCGGCATTTTCATTAGTAAATCTGCCATGTTGTATTTGTTAAGTTTTTTTGTTATTTTATACTCTTATAAATATATCCCAATTGGAAATAATTTTTTTTTACACCGAAACTTGACTTTGTCAATTATTTTTCGTAGTTTTTTACAGGCTCCAGCAAATAAGTTCCAGTATAAATAGAATATAATATAATAAATACTAGAATAAAATAAGTAATACTAGAATTTCTAGTTCCAGTATTACTGGGTTTTTTTAAAAATATAACGATAATATTATTATGGTTCCATGTGGAACTAAAAAAGGGTACCATTTCTGATACCCTTCTTTTTTATATCTCCTTTTAGATTAGATATTCTCAAATGAAGCTCCTGTTGGAGTAATGATGAATTCAACATCAATAAATTCAAGAGAACGAGTAGGTTTAATGTATATTTTACCTCTTAATGTGTTAGCATCAATGTCCTCTGGGTCATTAGATACACTCACACGGAAGTCATATAAACCTCTTTCTTTCTTAATTGCTTCAAGAATTGGGTTAACCAATCTCAAGAATTCATTTCTTACTTGTTCATCATTTTGTTCGAACAATAATCTAACTGCAACCGCTGAGATTAATTTTCTTGCTCTTAATAACAATCTTCTTACGTTGATTCTATCTAAAGCAGATTCTCTAACTTGTAACGTTTTGTTACCCCATATAATGGTACCTGTATCAGAGAATGTAGCGATTGGGTTGATTCTATTTTTATATAAACTATCTCTTTCATCAAGAGTTAATTTCTTTTGTGCTTTGATTGCATTTACCAAACCTCTTGAATAACCTGCAACTGCGAACCAAGGATATGATACGTTATCGGTTAATGCGATATTCTTAAGAACTTCACCTGTTGGTGGAAGGAACAATTGAGTTGAATTGTCGTTATCTCTAACTTGAATCCAAGGCCAATATGTTGCAGAATAGTTACTATCCAAAGACGCGGTGTCTAAATTATCAATTGCCTCGTCTGCCGTTGTTACGTTAGGTGATGCGATGATATATAGTGAATCCGCTCTATCGTTCTCAATCATATCGATTGCGGTAGTTGTTAATGAACCATGGTCATAAAAGTTAATACCAGGTGTAGCAAATACGTTAATATCTACAGCTTCAGGGTTTGAGAAAGTCTCAATACCTTTAACATATGAATAATAATCAGAGTTTCCAACATTTACATTGAACACACCACCATTATTTGTATTATTAACGGTATAAGTTGATTTACCAAAAATAAACGAATCTGAATTAGTTCTATCTTGTCTGTAAATGTCCCAACCATCAAAACCACCGAACACCGCGAATGTAAATTTACGTGCTGCCAATGTTTCTAATTTTCCTTTGTCGGCACCTTCTAAGTCATACGGTGTACAATCATATTCAAATCCTGTGATTGTATTACCTGTAATTGCCGCAGCATTTTTAGATAAGTGAAAACCTGTTGTTACTTTATCAGGATTAACTCCTTTGTATTTTAATATGTCTTTATCAAAACCAACCTTAGATGATAAACCTAAAGATACTTTTTTAATTTTATCTCCCGATTCAACAGTTCCGAATGAATTGTAAGCCGCAAGGTCAACAATATCACCCGCATCTTGGTATTGAGTTTTATAAATTACAGAACCTAATGTTGAACCACTTATTGTATCAGTTACGAATCCTTTGAATCCACATGGAATTGCGTCTGTTGGGTGACCATCAGCCAAAACTAAAGTGATAAATTTAGAACGTAATTCATATTCACCGTCAGAAGTACCGATTTTTCTACCGATATAACCCGCAACGTCCAAATTCATTGAACATCTTGTGAATTTTTCTAATACAACCATATTATCATCAGTATCGTAAAAATCACGAACTAATAAATCAAACTCACCTTCATCTAAGTTAATATTTACAATTGAAATTTTAACTTGGTAGTTAGCCGAGTCACCGTCTGAAATTGTTTGGATTTGAAATAAATCCGCAACTTTTCCACCACGTACTTCAGAAACAACCATAGGTGAAATTGTTGTATCGTATTCTGCAACGAAATCATTACCAACTGAATGGTAAACTTCACTTAAACTAACACCTCTAACTAAACCTCTATTATAAAGAGTTTTAATTAAATTAGGATAAATCTCATGTACATATAATAGATATTCTTCCATATCTTTATCAAATACGTCAACACCCAAAACTTTAGTTATGTATTTTGTTGATGTGTTATCTAATGAACATGTGTATGTTTTTGTGACAGAACCATCAGATGTTGCTAAAATATCAAAATCACTTAAAATATTGCTTTCAATATTAGAAGAACTAATAGTGAAACCAGCATTTGATGTAACTTGTAAATCCAATGTACTACCAACATACTTACCTCTTGACCTCAACGCCGCCACTGTTACGTGATGGTAATCATTTTCAGTTGCTCCCGTAAAATTATATCTTGTTACGTTGAATGTGTTTGAAGACCCTGAATAAACAAAAAGATATGAATGTAAACCATTAACCACTCCAGCTGATTCAGTGAAGAAGTTATTTGCCCAAGTATATCCTACTGCGGTACCAATTGGTCCTGTTATTTCTGTTCCTGTTAAACCAGTAGTTGCACTCTCAGGTACAAACCCCATTGTGAACCATTCATTATCTGAATACGTTCCACCGGTGATGAACTTAATTACACTATCACCCGTTGTTGCGGTTTTAGTTGATAATGAAGAATAAAAGGTACTTCCTGTTACTCCTGTTATTGTTGGAATCATTGTTCCTACCGTAGTTGTAGGTGTCGACGTAGCGTCAAATATGACACTACCTAATGTTTTTAAACCAAATGTTTTATTTGGTTTATGACCCGTTAATCCAAGTACTCTTGTTACGAATAGTTGG